ACCCTGGAACAAGGCGCCCATCTTGTTTGCCGTTGCCAGGTAGTCACTTTGAGAAAGGCCGAGGTTCTTATATGCCTCTTCACCAATTCTCTGAATGTTGGAAGCGTACTCGCCGAATACCGCTTCAGAACCGCCAAGGTTCTGTTCCAGTTCGCCAAACTGCTGGATGACCTCCGTGCCGAGTTTTACTGCGGCAGCACCGGCGGCAACCACCACCGCACCCATCGCAGCCCCAACTCCTTTTAGAACACCACCAAGCTTGTCGAACTTACCACCGGAATCGTCGGCGGCTTCACCGGCATCATCAAGACCCTGGCGCATACGAGCAGCCTGGGTCTCGTTTTCAGCCATCTCACGCTCCATGTCGTTGAGTGCCGCCTGGGCATTGTTCAACTGGATCTGCCATGCCTGGGTTCTTTTATCGTTTTCCCCAAAGGATGTAGCTGCGTTATCCAGAGCCTGTTTAAGAGTTGCGACTTTACTTTTTTGTGCTTCAATTTCCTTTGCAAGCACCTGGTTTCGTGCAGTAAGGGACTCCACTGAGGTTTCGTTTTTACCAAACTGCGACTGTACCAGCTTCATCTCGGAGCCGAGTACTTTGAAGGAGGAGTTTATGTCAGAGAGAGCCTTCTTGAACTCCTTTTCGCCCTCAAGACCAATTTTCAGGCCAAAATCATCTGCCATATCTCCACCTCCTTAAATGCCATTCGGGATGATTTCGTCAATGTAATGTTCAACCTTGGGCTTTGCCATTCCGTTGAATTGCTTATGGCACTCCCAAAGATCGAGGAGCAAGCCAAACGGCATCAGCCACACCTCATCCATTGTCAAATGAAGCTGGCTGATGCCGTAGTATAAAAGCCGAGTAAACAGCTCCTCTGTGCTTACTCGTCCGCCTCGTTTTTTCTGTCCGGCTCACTTTCCACATTGCGTTTGATGCCCTTATTCAGAGCAGCCATGATCGCGTCCTTGTAGTCAGAAAGGTCAACGGGATTTGTGAGTAGTTCAATCTCCTCCTGGGTAAGCAAAGGCTTCTTCGCATCGGGATTACGGAGATTGTGGATAAGGATAGGCTGATTAGCCATGAGGGTGATGAGCCAGATAATCTCATCAATGGCCTGTTCGAAGTTTTCACCCTTCATGAGTTTCTCACCCAGATTGTCCAGTCCACCGTAGCGGGCTGCGATTTCTTTGGTTGCTCTGGTAGTCAGAAGCAACTCATACTCCATACCGGAGATGATGATTTTTGCAGATCTGTTATCAGGCATAGTCCGGTACCTCCTTAAGCTTCATAGGAAGGCTCATAGACTTCCTTGTACCAGTTGGCAATGATATCTGCGGATACTGCGGTATCACCCTCGGTTGCTTCCGCTTTCCAAGGATGCTTGCCCTTTGTATCCACCTTGTTGCGGCGGAGCACGGTACCCTCAATGGTAGGTGTAGAGAAAGTGATGCTGTCGCCCTTGGTCGCCAGGTTCGTTGCAGGGATGCCGAACTTGACACGATAGAGCCAGTAGTACTTGTACTTGCCGTTTGCTTTCTTGGCACGGAAACCGATAGCGACGGGCGAACCGCCATCCTCACTACAGGAAATAACGACACCCTTTGCATCGATTTGAGAGCCGGTGAGGTCAGAAGCAACGGATGCACCGATATCATCTACACCGAGAGACAAAGTGCCGGATTTGAACTCCTTTACGATTTCCGCAGCACCGTCATCAGCATAGAGCGTGGCTTCAGCCAACTCTACGGAGAGATCGGCAGAGATGGCCTTTGCAAGCTGTACAGGGGCCGCATAGGTTTCTTCGCCATTCTCGCTCTCGGTGATTTTTGCGTAATACAGTTTATCAAGACCGATAGTAGCCATAGGTCATTCCTCCATTTCATAATGTTTGGCTACGTCAACCACATAGTGGTGGTAGCCGGATTCAGTTTCATAGCCGTTGTAGCGCCTGTCGGTGATGGTGAAGTCAGCCATCAAAAGTGCCTTTACAACGGCCTTTTTTGCAACCATGTAATTGCCCTTGCAGAAGATGGAGATGCGAGCCTCCTGGATATCTGTTCCGGGATGGTTGTCTGCAAATAGTTCAAAGGTGTCCGTCAAAGGTACAACCACGATGTATTCATCCGGTGCTGTATCCGAAAAGACACCTGTTTCTGTAGGTATAGGGAGTGGCTTCAAAGCCACTTGCAGATCAGAAAGAATGCTCACAGCTTTTTTACCTCCTCCTCAAACTTTGCTTGCATGGCAGCCACACACTCTTTTTTCGCTGCTGATTTGGCTGGCTTCAAAAAAGGCTTTGCGGGCTGACCGTGTTTTCCGTATTCAAGGACATTCGCCACCATCGCATTGCTCTTTCCATCGGAGCGTGGCTCGGCGAAGCCAACCTTGATATCGTGATTTCCACTCTTATTCAGCTTCACCGGGGATAAGCCCAGGGAGCGTTCCAGTTCTCCGGTGGATCGGCTAGGGTACTTTGTGCCGTTACCGACTACACCGGACAGACGAGTGCGTACCTTTTCGAGGGCTACTTCGCCACCTGCTTCAAGAACACTCTCCGCGACAGAGTCAAAGGAACTGCCAAGGCGGGATAGCTTCAAAAGAAAGTCTTCCGGCATCTTCACGTCAACTTTTGCCATCGGTTGCCATCACTTTCTTGGCGAGAACCTCGGTGTACATACCGCGTCCCTTGACGTCCTCAACGGAAATTACATCGAAGCGGTCACCATCACAGACAATGATGTGGTCTGTGGTGATGCCGATACCCGGAATGCAGCGAAAACGGAAAAGGTCGGTTGCTTCGGAGAAAGCGGCGAGATTTGCCCACCGCTGGCTTCCGTGTCGGCCTTCTCTATAAACACGAACAGAAGCGAGGACTTCATCCACCGTAGTTGAGAAGCCCTCGCTGTCCTTTACACGCTTGCTGATCACGATATCAGCAAAGCTGTTCATCTTACCGAAACTCATAGTCACACCTTCCATTCCCGGTCGAGCCGAAGTAGAAGATTGACCGTGTTCCACACTTGCTGACCCGCCTGTACGTTATCTGCAAAAAAGCCACCTGTGCTACCGTCCCTGGATTCATAGAAATGGGACGACAGCATAATGACTGCCTGTTCGGTAGTGGGTGGCATTTCTTTTTCGCTGTAGGTTCCGGCGGGAATATGCTGATAGCTTTCTGCGTATGAAACAGCGGCGGTGATGTAGCCTTTCAGCAATGCATCATCCGTCGCATGGTCGAGAATCAGATTCTGTTTCACTTTTTCAAGCAAAGCGTCCATCACCGCCACCTCCATTCATTAAGCTTCCTTCTGCTTGAGAACCTTGATGGCTTCGGGAAGAATCAGCTTGCCGTCAACACGCTGAGAACCGATGAAGCCGATCTGGCCGTTCTTGGCATAGAGCTCATTCAGACGCTTGAAGGAGCGACCCTGGCGATCGGCGATCCAGTAATACTTGAAGTCACCGAATGCGATGGTCTTTGCACCAGCCGCAGGGACAGGCATATAGGCAGAAGTGTAAACGGGACGACCGAGCAGAGTGTGAGGTGCATCGGCAGTCAGAGAGTTCTGCCAGAGGTACTGGCCGTTGTTGTCCTTCAGCTTACGGATGGCCTTGATGGTTGCATCGTTCATAACCCAGACAGCCTTGTTGCGGTAAGGTGCCTTGAGTTCGTGGAACAGATCCATAATCTCGTCCGCAGTGATTGCAGTTGCGGAGGCAGCAGTAACACCGACCTCTGCGCCACCAGCTTCGGCAAGAATGCCGAGAGGCTTACCATTGCCATCGCCCTGGAAGAAAGCCTCTTCCTCACGAGAACCGATACGGCGGGCAAACTCACGGGAGATGTAGGCCTCGAGGTCAAACACGCTGTCGCGGATGAGCTCCTCGGAAACCTTGATAGTAGTACCCAGCTTGTGAGCACCGATAGTGATCTGCGCGAATGCATCATCGCTGTCCTCGTAAGGGCCTTCCTCGTCGATCCAGTTGGCAGAGCCCTTGGATGCGACCACAGGGATCTTGCGCTCACCGCTGTCGGTCTGCACAGTATGGGCAAGCTTACGGAAGATGTTCTCCTCCTCAAGAGCCTCTACCAGGTGCTTCTCGTACTCGTCGGGAACGAGGTAGCCACCTTCAGCATCGTCACCGACCTGGAGAGCATTGACCACCTGGGGCATCGGAGCCTTGTTACGCATTACTTCCCAGAAGTTGGCCACATACTCATCGGTGCTACGGCGAGAGCCAGTCTTGGCAGAATTGTCGCTGCCGTTCATAGGCTTGTCAGTGATAGGAGTGGAAACGGGCTTGGAGAGTTCGGCATCGATAGCCTCACGGCGCTCCATACGCTTGATTTCGTTGGTGATAGCTGCCAGTTCCTTCTCCATGCCAGCATAGGTGGCGTCATCCTCGGCAGACAGCACACCCTTATTGTCACGATGGGTATCAAGGAAACCATCCATAGTGGCAAGCAGCTTAGTACGCTTATCGCGCATTTCGATAATAGTCATAAGAAATTACCTCCAATTTAGATGTAGTTTTTGATGTTGTTCAGATTCGCTCTGAGTTCATCTACAGAGCGACCCGTGCTTTCCTGCACGGCGGGTTTAGGATCGATGGCACATTTGTGGGCAATCTTGTCCATGAGGGAGTTGACCACATTTGCCTTGGAATACAGCATGGAAACAGCAGGTGCTTCGACATCATCAGCAGAACGCTTCATGATTTCATCAGCAAAGCCCAGTTCCATTGCCTTGTTGGCATCCATCCAGGTTTCGGCATCCATGAGGTGAGACAGCTTCGTGCGAGACAAGCCCGTCTTAATCTCATAGGCATTGATGATGGAATCCTTCACGCTGCCGAGCATCTCAATGGCCTTCTGCATTTCTCCAGAGTCGCCAAAGGCGATGGTCATAGGGTTGTGGATCATCATCATGGATACCGGAGACATGAGAACCTTTGTGCCGGCCATAGCAATAACGGATGCTGCGGAGGCAGCGATGCCGTCAATCTTGACCGTGACATTGCCCTTGTAGTCCATCAGCATATTGTAGATTTGGGCAGCCGCGACACAGTCACCACCAGGGCTGTTAATCCACACGGTGATGTCACCGGAGCCTGCCATGAGTTCGTCTTTGAAAAGCTGAGGAGTGACATCGTCGTCAAACCAGCTTTCCTCTGCGATGGTGCCGTTCAAGAACAGAGTCCTCTCCGCCGGAGTTGTCTCCGTCTGTGCCTGGTTCTTCCACTTCCAGAACTTCTTCATCGGTGTTTTCCTCCTTTCCGTTATCAGTAGGTGTATCTGCAAAAGCACCTGCATCTTTGAGCGGGAGCATATTGCCGTTAATGAGGTACAGGTCGCCACCTTCTTCCGCTGGGATGCGGTCGAGGTTCTCAAGTTCACGGATGTCGTTTGCACTCATCCAACCGTTCTGGCGACCGATAGCGTAGCCGTTCATACGGCTTTGGTAATCACCACGGAGCAGCCCCTCAAGATTGAACTTCACGAAATACCGGGGTTTTTCATCCGGTGCCAGGAGCACTCGCATCAGTGATTGCTCCCAACGGATGACCCAAGGATCGAGAGTGTATTTCACGAACTCAAGAGATTGTTGCTCAATATTAGAAAAGCTCGACTTTTCCAGATCACCCACCATGTGTGGAGGGACACGGAAAATTCGAGCAATTTCGTTGATTTGGAACTTGCGTGTTTCGAGGAACTGTGCCTGTTCCGGGGAGATGGAGATCGGGGTGTACTTCATTCCTTCTTCCAGAACGGCCACCTTACCGGAGTTAGAGGAACCACCAAACTGACTCTGCCAGGCATCTCGAACCCTGGATGGGTCTTTGATCGTACCCGGATGTTCCAACACGCCGGAAGGCGCTGCACCATTGGCAAAGAACTTGGCACCGAACTCCTCGCAGGCAATAGCCATACCGATAGCGTTCTTTGCCATCGCAATAGGGCTATAACCTACAAGACCATCAAAGCCGAGGCCCGGAATATGCAGGACATCGGATGGCTTCAAGACCACGGTGCTTTTAGGATCACGGATAGCCTCATCCGTTCCTCGGTAGTAGCTGTAATAAAGCTGTCCGTTGGTATCTCTTTCTACAGTCATTCGATTAGGCATCAGCGGATACAGTGCAACGACCTCGTTTTTGCCGTTACGGATGACCTGGGCATAGGCATTACCCCACAAGAGCAGATGGGTCATGAGTGTCTCTCGAAACACAAAAGAACTCATTTCCGGGTTAGGCTCATCATGGAGCAAGCGGTACAGCGGATGTTCGATAGCCTTTTCTTTGCCACCGCTGTCGGTGTATTTGTAGACATGGAGCGGTAGTCCGGCCACAGCCTCTGCAAGGATGCGGACGCAGGAATATACTGCTGTCATCTGCATGGCAGAGCGTTCCGTTACTGTCTTGCCGGAAGTAGATCCTCCCATGAAGAAAGTATAGGAGCTGCCTGCGGTTCTGTTTTCAGGCTTATCTCTGGATTTGAACATCCCGGAGAAGATACCCATTAAGCTTCACCTTCTTTCAGTCGTTCACGCAGAGCATCAAAAAACGCCTTGCCCTTGATCGGAAGTCCAGCAGCCAGCCGTTCTTCTTCAAAAGCAAAGCGCGTTTCAAGTTGCTCCACAGAATAGTTTTTCAAAAATGTGCGCCAGGTGCGAGAATCCCAATCTCGTAGCTTTTCCCACAGTTCAGGGAAATGACGTCGCAATTTGCGGAGTTCGTCATAGGATTGAAGCGGACAACACCAACACGAAACCCGGTGGAAGATGTCATAAAGGCCATCCCAATCAAACCCACGCGCCTTGCAATATGCCAGACAGTCTGCTTCGGTCATGCCCCATTCTACAAGAGGATACCGATACTCATGTATGCGCTTCGGTTCATCAGCAGCGATACCGATGTACTGAACCAAATCGTACCCCTTTGCCAGATCCCGAAGATAGCTGTTAATGACTCTCTGCTTGAGCCTTGCTGTACACCATCGGTTTCGAGGTCCCGCCCAGCTATACCCTTTACGACCTACTAGAGTTGGGTTTTTCCTTTTGGGTATATGCTCCAAGAACAGATATTCAAAGGAGAATTCTGACTTGAGGCGAGTGATAGGCCTGCTGATGTATTTTTCGAGTTTGTCAATATGATGGTACATACCATCAAACTCAAGTCCGGTATCGCAAAATAGAATGAGGTCTACCTTCCAGTTTTCCTCCAGCATCCGCAGAAGCATAGCGGTTGAGTCTTTGCCACCGGAGAGCGAAACGACATGAAGTTTTTCCTTTTCCATTTCACACCGCCTCTCAAATAAACAAAATTCCCCGGCTGTCATAAACCGAAGCAGAGGTATCATTGCCACAACGGATCGCACGGTCGAGCGCCATGATCGTGGCAACGGCTCCGTCAATCTTCTCTGTGGATTTTTCTTTATCCGGCTTGATGTTGCCCGCCGGATCGGTGCGAATGAAGATATTATCCATCATCCAGCGGAGAACAGGATGCCCGCCATGGGAAATCCTCTCCTCAAGAACCAATTTCATCAGTTCTTTGGTCGGTGGGGACATATCCTTGAAGCCCTGTCCGAAAGGAACTACCGTGAAGCCCATGCCCTCAAGGTTCTGCACCATCTGTACAGCACCCCAACGGTCAAAGGCAATCTCACGAATGTTGAACCGCTCACCAAGGCGCTCGATGAATGTTTCGATGTACCCGTAGTGGACGACATTGCCCTCGGTGGTTTGCAAGTAACCTTGCCGCTCCCACACGTCATACGGAACATGGTCACGGTTGACACGGAGATTGAGGTTATCTTCCGGTATCCAGAAGTACGGAAGGATGATGTACTTGTCATCCTCGTCCGTGGGTGGGAATACCAATACAAAAGCCGTGATATCCGTGGTAGAAGACAAGTCCAGACCGCCGTAGCATACACGGCCTTCCAGGTCATCTTCACTTGTAGCAAAGGCGCACTTGTCCCATTTCTCCATCGGCATCCAACGGATAGCCTGCTTGACCCACTGGTTCAAACGGAGCTGCCGGAAAGCATTCTCCTCGCCGGGGTTTTGCTTGGCGGACTCGCAGGCATCCTTGACCTTGTCGATACCGACTGTAATGCCGAGTGAAGGGTTGGCTTTTTTCCAAACGGTGGGGTCCGTCCAATCGTCAGCCTCGTCCGCTCCATAGATAACGGGATAGAAGGTGTGGTCGATCTTTCTGCCTTCGATGATGTCCTTTGCCTTTTGGTGGATCTCGTAGCAGATAGATTTGGTGTCGTTGCCCGCTGTGGTTATAAGAAAGTACAGGGGTTGCATACGAGCATCGCCGGAGCCCTTGGTCATGACATCAAATAGTTTTCTGTTCGGCTGCGTATGCAACTCATCAAAGACAACACCGTGGGTGTTGAAGCCGTGCTTGTTTCCGACGTCAGCGGAAAGCACCTGGTAGATACTGCCCGTAGGCTGATAGATGAGCCTTTTCTGGGAGTCCAGGATTTTCACTCGCTTTGCCAAAGCCGGACACATACGCACCATGTCGGCTGCAACATTGAAAACGATAGAAGCCTGCTGACGATCGGCAGCACAGCCGTAAACCTCGGCACGCTCCTCACCATCACCGCAAGTAAGCAAAAGTGCTACGGCGGCAGCCAATTCAGACTTGCCTTGTTTCTTTGGGATCTCAATGTATGCGGTATTAAACTGGCGATAGCCGTTGGGCTTGAGAGTTCCGAAAATGTCACGGATAATCTGCTCTTGCCAGTCGATCAGTTCAAAGGGCTTTCTCGCCCAGGTGCCCTTGGTATGACAAAGGCACTCAATAAAGCCGACCGCATAGTCAGCAGCTTCCTTATCGTAGTAGGAGCCTTTGGCCATGAACTTGGTCGGCTTGTATTTCTTTAGTTTTCTGATATGCGGTCACCTCCTTAAAAAGGGTATAAAAAAATAGCCCTATCGGCTGTAACGAGGAACAGAGCCTCACGGCTCATGTCCCAAGGCTATTTAATTAGCGGGTTCAGTTCTCGCTGTAAAGCAGGATCTGAAGAGCAGATTCCGTGTCCTTATCAACTGGTTTTATGTCCCAACCTCGGTCATAGTTGCAGACGATCTCATTCTTGCGTTTGAGCATCAGCTTGCTGATACGGCCACCATCAATGCCAAAGTGAGAGGGTTCGTCATAAACCTTGATCCAGTAGTGGAAGATGCTGTTCTGGATTTTAATTGTTCCTTCTTTCCACATGGCTTACTCTCCTTGCTGTTCAGTCTTTACTGGGACTTCGATATATACATCATCGCAGTCACAGCCTAGCATTTGTCCGCCACAAGCGGGACAACGCTCGATGTCGCAGCCCCAATGGTGGTAGTAGCCGTACTTGGCACCGCAGTCGGGGCAACGCTCACCAGGAGATCCCCAACCCTCCTCACCATATTTCATGCGAGGGTATTTTCTTCCGTTGCAGAAAACATAGCGGATAGAGCAGCCGGAAGCACGGAGCATTTCCTTTCCGCAGATGGTACACTTGCTCATTAGTCTACCACCTTTCTGCACGAGTCTTCGCCGTAGGCAACGCCCAGGGAAGAACCGCAATCCCAATGAACATGGATTGTGCCGATGTCATCGACACACTTGACGGTGCCTCTGCAACCAG